ATTCGTCTTTATAGTCTCTCTCCTTAGCCTCTCTATAAACTATCTTACCATATTTGGATTCTATACCAATTTTATGGTTTGGAAATTTTTTCTTTACATCATCCATTTCTGCTGGAATTTCTTTTAAATTTTGTACAGATACTCTTTTTACTACCTTGTTATTTTTACTTACAATGATATCCCAAGGTCCTGCTGTTCCACCTTTACGAACAGCTTTCATCATATTAGAAGTTTTACTTTCTTTTTTTATCGGTAAATCATCGTGTTTAGTTTTAGCATATTTCTTCACACTACTCTTTTTCATTTTTTTTGCAGCTTTCTGAGCATCTTTAGAAAATTTACCAGCAGGTTGTTCACCCTTTTGGATTGACCGAACAATTCCCATGAACTTCTGTTGTTTCTTGGAAACCGAAGGCATTTTATCCCCTCATTATAGAGTTGATAATAGATTCGATTCTTGTTTCAGGTTTTTGTTTTTCTACACCTTCATTAACAGGTCTCATGAAAGCACCATGTGTAGATGGGTTGGATACGAAATCAAAAGCGATAAGTTCAAAGTCTGGTTGTACCTCGACAGTTCCATCTTCACCACTTTTCTCGTTGACAGGTTCTACTGAACCAAGTCCTCTTGATGAAATACCAAGTTTAATTCCTGATTTAAATAATTCTTTTAAGATATTTCCAGCAGGTGTTGATAGAACTTCTACAGTTCCTAAAAGGTCATCACCCTTCCAATGCATCTCTATAACATTATGTGACGCATTGTTTAGATTCACAACTGATGAATCTGGATGGTCAAGTTCTCCAAGAGCTCTTCTTTCAGAAACTTGTTCTTCTAAATATTTAGTGGTTTCTTTCATAAGAACCTCTCTTGGATATACTCTACCATTTTGGTTCTTTGACTCAGCTCTCTGTAATACACCTTTTACAATTAAACGACCATCGTTCTCTTTAATAGATTCATTTATCTTATGACGAGAAATCTCAAATGGTCTTACATCTACTAATAATTTTTTATTCATTTTATTATCCTACGTTTCCTGTGTATACGAATGTTACATCACCAACAGAACCAGCAGCATCTGTCTGTCTCCAAGCAACCGGATTGATGTCTAAACGAACTGGACCAGCACCATCATCTACTACCGAACCAGTTGTGTATGTATCACTACTTCCAGATTCGTAAGCAAAAGCATATACACCATTCATGTTTATGATAACATGGTTTGGTCTATCTTGTATTGTTTCTGCAGCAGGTGTTGTTACTTTACCATAAGCACTTGTTGGAATAGCTTTAGGTTGTTGTTTTTTATTATTATCGGAATTTACCGTATACCTTGACATTTATTTGCCTCCCCAAGAGTTTCGTTTAATCCAAATATCAAAAAGGATATCGGATACTTCTTTTCTTATTTCCTTCTTTATCTTTTTGATATCATCATTAGATAAAGCTTCATCAACAAACTTATATCCAGTTTGTTTTTCAATATTTTTCTTCCTCTTCTTTTTCATTCCCTTTTTACTAAAAGCATAAGGTGTTTGATAAGTATCAATACTGGCAGTTGTAGTTATCTCACTCAACTTTCTTTGGAATAACTTATTTGCCAGTTCCTTAATTATGGAATCAAACTTTGGAGAGTTCTTTATCGAGTTCATAGTATCTCAACAATTGGACAACAGAGTTGTCATCTGTTTGTTTTGATTCGTTTAAACAGAACTTATCAACACAATTGATTGCTTCTTGTAATTTAATTTTTAATACTTTATCTTTTACCTTCTTAATCTTACCATTTAACTTGTTTTTAAGTTTTGGTATCTGTGTTTCTACAAATATAGAAAAGTTATTTGTATTAGAAATATTACTGATGTATTCTTTAAGAACATGTTTTTGTTCATCAGAAAGATTAGTATATTTTTTATTGAACTTTTCCAAAAGTGTTTTGTAAGAAAGGATTCTTAAATCTTTATCCTTAAATTCCTCTGGCACATAAGATTTATTTTTAGTATGTTTCATGGTTGTGACATTTTCAATTACTATAAAGTAACTTTCTGTTTTTTCGTCAGCACCCATTTCTTCTATACCTTCAAATAATTTATAGACAGAGGCAAAGGTTTTATAATTTGGAACTTTGGAACTAAATAGTTGATTTACATCATAGGATTCTTTTATAGAGGCAATAATGTTATACTTCTCTCTTCGTAAAGTGGCATTATTTAATCTACCCCTTTGTCTTATAACTTCCGATAAAAAAAAGTCAGCTTTTTTGTCTGACTTAAACTTTTTAGTCATAATAAGATTGTATAAAGCCAGTTCTTTTCCTATTTCGGTATTTTCATTAAATCTACTTTTAATGATTTTAAGAGCTGGTGATTCCTTTTTTTTGTTTAAAACGTCTACGGTGACTTGTCTTAAAAGGAACTCAAAGAGTAATCCCGTATTTCTCAATTTACTATGCTTAAATTTGCTCATATGTTATTCCAAAGTATTTTGATACAATTATTCATATATAAATATAACAGAATTTAGATAAAG